TTCCTCTAGCAAATTGTTGCGATGATTGCGTACATTCCGTGCAGCGTCATCCGCCGGTAAGTCTGAAACTATCCACGCTACTGTCCAGACACCGTCAATCAACGTTGGTGTCCCCTGAGCAATCTTTTGTGTAATTGCATCGTAAGCTGGGCAGTCAGCCACAACCACAGGATACACACGATACATTGCTAATGTATCTGCATCCACCTGTCGTGGGAAACTGACGTTTTTATTATCGCGACGAAGGTCACCAAGCGTGTATGGATATTGCTCTGCCTCGTTGCCGCTTGTAAGTTTGACGTACATTTTTTTTCCTTATTTAAAACTGAACAATAAAGTAGTTGGTTGGGTAAGAGTTGCTACTAGCACTGTGATTTAAAGTAGCTGTTATAGTGGCATCAGCATCTAAAATTTCGGACGCTTGGAAAACACCGTTACCAGAAATATGACCGCCGCGAGTTCCGATAGCAAAGTAACTGCGAGTGACATTTAAACTAAACGAGTCAATACGATTGTCTGAAGCATGTTTAAAAAAAACAAAGCTGTTTCTGGTAGCTGAAACGTCAACAGTATCAGATGTACCATCAAAATCTACATCTACATTAGTTTGCGTCACTGTAGGTTGAACATCAGAATCTAGCATAAAAGCATGAACTGAAATAACGCGCACTTGTGCCGCGTTATTAGCCCTACAAGTTACATTACTGCCTGTGGATACATTCGGTAAATAATAAATTTCCCAGTAATAATATCTATCAGTAGCAAGCTCTATTTGAGAACTAAAAATTTTAGTCGCAGACACACCGCTAACGCTTAGCGCTGCCCCACTATTGTCTGTTGTTCCAGGTGACATGCCTGCTTGGGTTTGCTGACGGTGAACAAAAAATAAGCAACTCGCATTAGTTGTAATGTCTATAGAAGCGGCGTAATTTTGTTGTCCATCAGTATTTTTTACCCCCTGATCGGCATCTGAATCAAGAATAGTTACTAGAGTTTTTGGGTCTGCAGCACCCAATAAAGCGGTGTTAAAAAATGAATTAGCCAAGAGCAGCGCCTCCTAGAAATCCATAGTAAGTCGTACCGCCATCTCGCGTGTAAAATCCGTAAGCGTTGACTTCAGAATTTCCCGGCGCGGCTGGCGCTGAACCACCGGCCCAATCTACTGAAGCCGGCCAAGCAATAGTTACAGCTGACGAAGGCTGTGTTATAAACAACGTGAAGCTAAATGCTGTGCCAGAACTAGGGGGATTGGTAAACGCAAACGTGGTGTTTTGATCCAGTGTCACACTAAAAGATGTACCCGTAGCTAGGTCGCAAGTCACAGTAGACGCCGCGCTTTTAGCCACGTAAGTCTCTTGATATGTAACGGCTTTGATCGAACTAGCTATATCCACAGCACCGTCTATATCTACCGCATCAAGATTAGTCGTGCCATCAACATCTATGTTGCCACTAATATCAAGTGAAGCAAAAGTACCCACGCCTGTTGTAGTTATGTTGCTGGCACCGTTATTAATATCTCCGAAGCCAGAAGTTATTGAACCAGAGTTTAACGCTCCTGTTGTTACTATACCTGAGCCGCCAGCAATCGGACTAAAAATGGAACCTACCGCAGTTCCCCCAATTGTAATTGCATCAGCCTCTAACGTGCCATCAAAATCTCCATCTACAGCATCTATATTGCCTTTGAAAACTGTTGCCGTTACTGTCCCGGTGCTTGGATTGTACGTAAAATTTCCGTCCATTTCCAAGCCAACATTGCCCGTACTAGACGTTGCGCCTTCTACAAAAGAGATAAGGTTTTCTTCGTTAGTGCTTTCATTATCGGTTACTAGAACGTGAGCAGAGTTTGTCGCGTTAGTGACTGTTGTACCGGCAATTACTGTAGCTAAAGCTGTGCCATTTACTGTAATTGCATCAGCTTCCAATGTGCCGTCTATATCTACATCACCGGATATATCTAAGTTTGCAAAAACAGACGTTCCGGTTGCAGTCACTTTTCCGTTTGCTTCAATATCGGCATAAAAATATGTCAGGTTAGCATCTACCCTAATGCCAGAAGCGCCGTTGTATTTTAGATAAATAATGCCTTCTGAGGCGTCGATTTGAATATAATCAACTGTATTGGTATTTTCTTTATTTCGCGCCCGGATCCTTATATCGCTGTCCTCTTGATTATTTTGCAAAATAATTTGATTTGAGCGAGAGCCATTTGTTTCTAAATAGGTAGTTGTACCCGTATTATAAATTTGAAAATCGTCGAAACTGCCAACAGAAATTTTGTTTCCACGAAAAAATAGTGTATTTTGGCTATGGAGCCATTCAATATAACCACCGCTTGTACCATACAGTGTAACGTCATACCCCTGTGAGCTACCGCCTACAGTGAGCTCACCGTCAATTTGCACATTTCCATCAATATCTACAGCGTCCAGATTTGTCGTGCCATCAACATCAATATCACCAGCAATATCCAAATAGCCGCCGAAAACACCGTTACCGCTTACAACAATGTTTCCGGTTATATTCATACCACCAGCCGGGTTTGACACATCGACCAGCACATCCCATTTTGCGCTGTCAGTATTGCTCGTAAGAGGCTGAGATCCTGAGCTTGTGTGTGCAGTAATACAGATAAAGATTTTATTTGTGGACGTATCTTTCACCAAATCGCGCACATTATAGCTTGTGCTGGCAGACCAATTGCCACGGTAAATTCCAATTTCCTGGCTGATGTCGAGATTTCCAGAACCATCAAATCCAAGCAATTTATTTGCCCGATCTGATGCGCTGGTTGAAAATTCCGTGGAGCTAATCACGTTAGTTGTTGATGCCTTGATTGATCTTCCGACTTCATCATTTAGCGTCTGCACATTAAATACTAATTTATCTAGTGCATCTTCCATCGACTGCGCCGGGAAAGGATCATTCGGCACAAGATCCAAGCCTTGCAATTGAGGCTGCACCCGCTGAATGACAAGCGTTGTTCCGCTTGCCGGGGCGGTTCCCATTGTGACATTGCCGCCGCTGGTCACGCCTACACCTGAGACAGTGTAATTCGACGTAAGATTCTGCGTTGTTTCTGTGCCTGTTGAACTGCGCAAGATCACAAGCAAATCAGTTTCGGCAAAAACTTTAAAATTATACGCGAATACCGTAGTGCTCCCGTTCCCGGAAAAACTGACTTTTTGATTGGTAGATGTGACTGTCATTGTTTAGTTCCCCAGGGCGTTATCTAAATTTGGGCTTCGTGTTGGCCGGGCATCACCAGGAGCCCACCAGTATTTCTGTCCGTAATCTTTTTTATATTTGCGCTCGCGCTTGCGCATTTTCTGCTTTGCTTTTGGATCTGTCATTATCTGCAGCCGATCCCACCAGACGCGCTCTAACCCGAGCCGTGCATACCAAAGGCTCGAGCCTGGTGTGTAGTCTTGGGCAAAGCGAACCAGCTCAGACCCAACATTAGTATCCTCGCCCGTTGCCGCTTGAAGTACGTTGCCAATCGAAAGATCCAGAACGTCACCAACAAGCTGCACATTAGGCCCGGCAACCGTTTGAGCTAGACCCCCGCCAAATCTATTGCGCTCCGAAAATAAGAAGTCTCCATAGATCCCCAGGCCACCGCCTTGCAAAAATGCAGCGCCCCAAAACTTCATAGTTTCATCGCTATCCCCAAACATTGGCCGGGGATCCCTGCCCTTGCTCATTTCTTTGAGCTGCAGCGCAAGTGCTCCCATAACCGTCGCAGATAGCAGAAGATCCGCAAAGTATGTGCCTTTGCCCCGCACCCCCTCTTGAGACATGCCCCGCATAAGGTGCGTATTGACCAGGGTAACGCCAAAGTTTTTATACATTGCAAACGATCTGCTTAGTTCCCCGGCAACCGTGCCAGGGCGCGTATCACTTGTAAGCGCCACCCTGCCGCGCATGCTCGAGCTCGGCACAGCAAAGTTTGTTTCCGTATTAATCATTTCCAACAACCGGGTCGTTAGTTCCTCGGCTCGGCCTGGCGCTAGATCTGTCCTGGCGCGTATATCCGCCGGGCGTAGAAACGTAGCACCCTCGAAGTTATAGAGCTCTGTGGATCTGATATTATTCCAGGAGCTTTCTCCGAGCCCGTACCGCTCAAGCGTATTGCGAAAATTAGGCTCAAGCTGATCGAATGTTTTTGCTCTATTCCCGGCAAGCGTTCCCATAAACTCCATGCCAAACGACCACCTGCCGGCGCTTGTCATTGGCGATAGCAAAGACGCTCTCATTACAAAGTCTGAAACCCTGCGCGTTATTTCTGGCCCAGAAACATCACCAACGTAGCGCATTTGTCCTGCCGCTAGGCTTGTCCATCCCTCTGCAATCAGCCCCAGCCTAATAGCAAGCTCGCCCTTTTCTTGCTGTCCCAGGGGCGCAAGCTGTTTTAGATAGCCGCTTAGCGTTGAGGTTTGCGGCAATCCTGCAAAAGATCGCGCCATGCGTTGAAAGTTAAGATCCGTTATTGCTGAGATCGAGGCCGCACCGAGCTGCGCCGATTGTAGGATCTGCCTTGTTCCTGCAAACGTAGATGCCCAGAAGCCATTTACAGGCGAATTGTTTTTGCCTGTGACTGCCATATACAGATCGTCTATTTTCTTATCTGCAGAATTAGCCTGTTTTGCTGCCTTTTCTGTCTTAGCATTTTTGACCAGGGTTTGCTTTAGAAACTGCAATGTTGCCGCCGGGTTTGGCCCGAGTATTTCCATCATAGAAATGTCACGCGACATATTGGTAACGTGGCTTATCATCGTGTCAAAGCTATTGGCGTCACCAAATTTCTTTTGATACTCTAGCCAACCTGTTGCTGTTTCAAAGCTTAGAAACCTGTGATCCTGGCGACGATTGCCCAGGCTTTTACCGTAGCCCTGCGCTCCTGGCGTTAGCTTATTCAACCCGTCTGTACTAATGCTTTGATATACTTCCGTTAGAACTATCTCTAATTTTTCATCCGAAAACCGCAAGCCAGTTTGCTCGTCTATCATTTTATCGCGGTCTAGCCTGTCTCCTATAAAATCACGCCAAGCGGGGTATCCAGCTTTAGTAACCGCTATTTGATCGTGGTTTTGCGGCATACCCCAATCCGTGCGCTTTGCAATTGCGCCACCCGCTCGATTAAACCGCTTGCGTAAAAACTCGCTGGCCTCTTTCCACGCTTTCGCAAGTTCCCTGGCGCTGGCATCCCCGGTGTTTTCGCCAAACACCTCGCGCACCATATTATCAAGCTTGGCTTTTTGGCGTACTTCGCCCACGACATTGCGGCGAAACTCGCCCAGGACACGCGACATTTCACCAAACGCCTCGCCCTTTATAGCTTCCTCGCGCTGCGTCACGCTTGAGTAACGGCTTAGACCGTCTTGCTCGAATAACGCTAGGGCTGCCCTGGCTTCATTAGGATTACCGTCGATACCTCTATAGTCTGCCAGGTTCTTTTTTATGCTTTGCCAGGTGCGGAGCTGCATTGCTTTTTGCCGCTTGCGCTGCATTGCT